TCTTCTTGATTAAGTTTGCCAGGCAGCATGGTCGTTATCCAATCACGTAGCGAATCGTCTGATAAATCTGTTTCAGTTTGATACATCTAGTCACCTCACTCGATTATATTGACCGCAATATTAGCTGAATTGGTTACCGCTAGCTGAAAATCACTGACGCTCACATCAGCCTCCGTTAATTTGTCTAAACTGGTTCCCAGTGTTAGGGTCACGTCAGTGACACCAACTGGCGAATATGCGGGAGCAAATAACTTAGAATATAGCACCTTATCGCCCATACCCAACGTGTCAAAGTAATTAACGATATTTGTTCTAATGCTGGCCGGTCCATTATCCGTATCAAACTTTGTATCATCAATATGAATATCGACTTTAATGAAGACAGGGACCGTTTCTGCTCGATCAAAAGCCACAATATGCTGACGGCCACCAATATCCGTCGCAGTTCCCATGACTGAGCCAATCGTGTTGGATTGTGGTGGTAAGTAATCAAAGTAAGTTTGGATAATATCAGCATCAGCACCGCCAATGACATACAAATGTACTGACTTAGCCGGATTGCCGTAACTATCTGCGCTCATCGTGTTGTTGTTAATCAGTCGGACGTCGGTAACCCCGGATAGATTTTTAATAGCGGTTTGAATCCCATTTGGCGTTGAATTTGGCGTGTTTAACCGGTTAGCTAGTACTCGTTGCCGTAACTCGTCATCCGTTTCTGGATCACCACCACCGGTTGCCGCGGAAGGATTTGTCACCGCATAAAAGCCATCAATTGAGTCTTCCGGATTAATGATCGTATTGGGCATAACATTTGAAGCCGTTCCCGTCTCGATGGCTGCCGCTTGAACGATCTGCCGGCCTAATGCATTGCCATCGTCATCTTTTAATGGTTGCGTATTGCCCCCACTGTCAACATAAGAAGCCTGCTGTGTAATCGTCGTGTCAGCCATGGTCGAAAATACCTGTCCATCTGGTGTGGAAAATTGCGTTTCTTCTGGAATAATCGTTGGCGAATCCGGATCAACGTACCCGTCAATTTGCAAGTCTACATAAGCATTCACTGCAGGCTTACGATAGACCTCAAGTTCTGCCGCCAAGTCGTCTAAGTTAGCACCGGAACTTTTCAGCACAAAGAATGAGTTATAAACGCCTTGGGCCAGTTTTTCCAATGTATCGTCTACTTCGGATAACACGCCTGCCAGCATGCCGGGTGTCTGACTGTCATCTAAGTCAATGCCATCACCAAACCGCTTAATGAATAGTGCATTAATATCATCACGTAAGTCATCTAATTCTTTTCGGTCAAATCCTGTATCAGTCGCTAGTGGCATCAACGTCGCCTCCTTCATCTACTCCGACTGTTGCCGCTATTGTGGTGCCGTCATTAAGGGTTACTGTCGCTGACAAATTAGTGATTCGCTGTTCAGCATTCACCTCAAAATCAGTGATCTCAACCGCATCAAATTCTTCGGGCCATTGTTCCTGTAAGTAATCAGCGAGGATCGACTGGATAACCCCTTGATCATCTGCATTGGCTAACAAATCATTATGATCAATCCCAATATCCTCGTTCCACAGGAGTTCTGCTGTGTTGATATTGAGCAATAAGCTTAGCTTTTGTGCCAACTCGTCGTCATCTTCAACCAAATTAAAAACACCAGTGTTGGCATCAAAATCCAAGTCACCGGTGTCATCTAACCCCAAAGCAATCATGGTAAAATCACCGCCTGTACAATTGTGTCTTGTAGGCTGTGAACCCGTTTGGTTTCAATCGCGTAGTTGCTCTTACCCGTCCAGTTGTCCATTTCACGGTCACAAAAGTCAACACTCACAACGGAACCGACTTTCATTGGCTTCCAACTGTTGCTTAGTTTCCCAAGAACTTCATCAAGCTGCCAAATTGACGATGGCACCACGCACTCAACTAGAGGCGCACGCTTGTCCCCGTCAGACTGTAGCGGCAACGGTTGAACACTACAACGATGATCAGTTTTTCTGTATGAAATGACCCGGCCAATCATGTTGCAATTAATCTGTGATGAAATCAACGGGATTAATTCTTTTTCCAGAAAGTCAGACATCTTGTGCTTGGGATCAACCACTTTCTTTTTAACTTTAGGCATAAACAACCACCTCCATTTTGTAACTGTCTCGATCGTGCGTATGGGTAACACTCTTCACTCGTTTTAATCCAGTAAGCTCCGTTGATTTGACATAGACAGCTGAGCCAGCTAGTATTCGTGGATCATCGAAGCACTCTAGCGTCCAGGTTGCTGAACCATCGTCAGTACTGTTATAAGTTGGCTCTTGCGTTAGTCCATTAGTCATCGCTAGATACAAATGATCATTGTATGGGTTAGGCTTCTGCCAATCATCAATATAAATTGCGCCTCGTCGATAGTAGACCTTGCTTCCACAATCCTTAGCGATTGATTTAATAGCGGCCAACGGCTTAGATGAAAGCGAGTAGCCTTTCTTGTAAACCTTGTTCTTTTTCAAATGCACTGCGGCAATGTCAATCTTAGCGTCGCGCTTAATCCTGGCGATAATTTGACTAGCTTTAACATTCTTTTGAAAGGCAATGTTTACCTTTTTAACTTGCTTAGTTTGATAAGAAATTGTCTTACCGTCGCTCGTCTTAACCTTATGTGTAACCGTTTTCGACCCATTAAATTTGCTGTACAATCGTTTTTCTTTGCTGTAGTCCTTACCTTCAGTGAACGTAATCTGCGTTTCCTTATCCATGCCGTCTCTCGTCTCCGGTGAGACTTGCGAAATGGTTCCCTCGGTAAGTAGACCATAGAGTCCTGTTGGTCCCGTATGCAGCGTTATATGGTCACCTTTATGAATCTTGTTGAGATGGTTTTTGGCCAAATTAAAAACGGCGACAGTACACGTTGCTGGACTGCCACCGTCATCAGACGGTACTTCATAATTGATCGGAACACTGTTTTTTTCAGATAAAGTAAGATTGGCCCCGTTATGAGTGATCACAATAGCTGTTGTGTACCCCCAATAGTAACCGTCACTTTTAACTTTTACTGACATTACAATCACACCTCACCATCAGGAATATCATCAATACATAAATTAACGGTATCCCCCAGATTGCCTGGATCAATTTCAATTTCATTTCCGGACTCGTCCAGAGGAATAATCGTTTCTGCTGGCAATCCATCAATGTTAATATTCCGCCAGAGCGGTTGGTTAAGCACCAGCACTTCGCCTTGACGAATAGCAACACCATCAAGCGTAGAAACGTCTATCGTAAAGGTACGATCAATCTCATTCCACTGAAATCCAAAGATATAACTTCCGGAGTCTAAATCTACTTGGCGATTATATGGCATATCATCTGGTTCGATTGGTATCGTGTCATGAACGGTCATTACTGATACCTCACTTTCACACCAATTGGCAACTTAGTAGCGGGCCACTTGTTCATCTTTTCCAGGCTGGAAACTGACACATTATGGCTTTGGGCAATCGACCAATAGGTCATACCAGACTTTACCGTTACCGTTTTGTGCGTTGTTTTCTTGGTGCCGGTCTTTGCTCCCGTCGAAGACTTTGACTTCTTTTTAGTCTTTTTCTTGGCATAAGCAACTTTGTCTTTTTGGGCATACGTGAAGGTAATTGATAGCTGCATGCTATTTTTATTGCCTGCTGTATAAGCCGTCTTGCCAACTGACGATAGATAAGCATGATTCCACTTAGAGAAGCCTCGTACAGTGACCTCAACGCCCTTACGTGCCCAACCTTGTAAAATTTCATACTGCTTATCACAATCAGAAAAAGACTTACCAAATAAATAGTAAGTCCCCGATAACTGCTTAGAATTTCGTACGCTGTAGTTAGTTCGTGGATCGGACTTGTCAACTTCATTAGTCGGCACATCTTGATCATTAGTTTCTGACGGATCAAATTCCCCTAGCATAAATACTCGACTAGTCTTTAAATCAGCACGATAGATAGCCGTTTGGCCACCATACTTTTTCTTGGCCGCTTTAATCTTGGATCGAACACTCTTGCTATTAGCCTTTTGAAGTTTTTTCCGTGCAGCTAACTTGCGTGCAGTATTTGTAGATGAATATTGGCCATAAACTTTTTTGTCTTTAGACTTCTTAGTCTTTAGACTGCTAATCTTACTTTTCTCCGTTTTAATGTTCGCTTGTGCCTTGGTTTTTGCTGACATTTGTTTCTGGTAACCAGCTGAGGAGGCAATTTTCTTCATATCACTTACTAATGATTTTTTATCTTTTTTCAGTGACGTAATTTTGGAAGTAATTGTTTTTTTCTTGGTCGAACTCTTTGTCTTAGCAAGCAATTTCTCTTGCGCTTCGATTTGAGTTTCAAGAGCGTCGTAAGCTGAACTCTTAGCTTTATAGCCATTGGCTTTGTTTAAATAGTCATTAGCCATGTCAATTTTCTTTTGGGCAGCAGTAATCGCCTTACCGGCCTTAGAAATCTTGGCCGCATCAGCAGAAATGGTTTTCTTCCATTTCTGGGTTTCGTTGGCAATCTTCTTGTCACTCTTACCCTTTAAATTAAACTTCTTCGTTTTACTAGCCATCAGACAGTAAGCCCTCCTTCATCATTTAGTCCCCAAAGTTCACGGAGCTTTTCAACTAAATCATCATTACGTTTTTCTAACCGGCTATCTAACTCGTCAATTGCTGACTTGTCAGCGTTACCTTGAATAACTACCTTAGTGGGTGCACTAATTGAGACTTTGCCTTTGCCGCTACCATTAATCAACCTCTCTGAAGCTTCGTGTGGAATCACTGTTCCCGAAGTGTTGGGTTGGAAAAGTTCCCAACCTTTCTCCCCAACAACTGAAAGTTGGCCCTTTGGTATTTTTCCGCCCTTAGCATAACCATGTCCGTTTCCCAAAAAGCTTAGGCCGCTTCCATATCGGTGCTTGGCGTAGTTAAGTCCAGCAAGGATATTGTCATATCCATTCCAAATGTTGCCATGTCCGGATAATTTATTGGCAGCAAAAGTTCCCGGTTTTACTTGCATAAGTCCTTCTGCATGACCATCACTCAATCCATCTGTACCACCCATAGCCTTTGGATTACCACTAGATTCCGTATTGATCTGACGTAGAATTCTATCGACCATTGATCCGGAAGTAGACAGATTCAAAGCACTCAAGGCCTTTTTGACATAAGATCTCCAACGCTGAACACCGGCGCCACCGAGATTGCCCATCGAGCCACCACCATCATCCATAAGCGGTGATAGATGTTTCTTAATCCACCCCATCATTCCACCAGTTTCCTGTTGAATGAGCTTATGCATAGCTCCACCAGTGTGAGAGTGGCTTAGTTTTGATGACCCATTATCCTTACCATGCATCTTAGTAACGTCATACCACCCACTAGTATTAGATCCACCATGGTCCCAAAGGGAACCATGAGACACCCCAATATGAACGTGTGATCCGCTACCAGCCCCATTCAAGTGACCTAAAGTAGCAATCTTCTGCCCAGTCTTGATGATATCTCCCGTACTGGTTTTAATATTGTTCATTCCGCCAAACTCTTGATAAATTTCTTGGTATCCATCATCACTAGCAACTGTGATAACATCTCCAAGCTGACTATAAGGCCATCCGTGTAATGGCCGACCGGTGTGTGTAACTTTACCACCATGAACTGCTAAAATAGGAGATCCCAACGATCCAGAAAAATCTACGCCATCATGTGATCCAAAGCTACGAGATGCTCCAAATCCATTGGTCTTAGTCAATCCTGGATCATGACGCCAACTGCCACCGGTTCCACTACTATCTAGCACTCCAGACGCCATCGACCAAAGTGAGGACCACCAAGTCGAGGCTTGCTTTTTCATGGAATTATAAAAGCCACCGGCAAAGTCACTAAGAATAGTGCCTTGTCCTGATGGCTTCTTGCCCATAAGACTATTTAAATACTTGCCGGGGCCGGCAATAATCTTTTGAATCGTGCTCAGCAAGTGTGTCGCACCATGCCAAGCTTTCGACGCAAAGTTACCAATGCCTGAAATGCCTGATTCGACACCACCGACTGCGTCAGCAGCCACCTTTTTAGTCCCCTTCCATAGATTACTAAAGAAGCCAGTACCCGAAGCAAAGTGTTGCATGCTCATAGCCATTTTGGCTTCCGTGGCATTCAGCACTTCAGCGCCCGGCTCTAACATGCGCATAACATTGGTTCCCTTAATCAGTTCACTCATACCATTAGGGTGAATTAGCATTTCTCGATTACCAGTTTCTGGCGAATCATGGCCATCATTCAACATAGCCATGGTTGGCTTAGTAATTGCTCTACGCTGACCAGATAAAGCACCGGTCCCAGTTGCTAAGTGAACTGGATTAATCGTCCCAATTGCTTTGCTAGATCCACCAAATGCATGAATGACTGAATCAATACCGCTGATCCCTGAGTTGAGAACTTTGATAACATTGTTGATACCGTCCTGAACGTGCTTAACGATGCCTTTCCAGAGATCGCCAAACCAATCAGATATCCCATTCCAAAATGATTTCCAGCCCTTGCCAATATCTTTCCAGGTATTGCTAAATGCCTTAGTCATTTTTTCTAATTTTCCACCAGTCAGATCATTGATAAAGTCAAAGTCAGCCTTAAAGACGTCTTTGGCTAAGGACCAAAATGATTTGATCAGCTTAACGCCGTCTTTCTTAAATCCTTTCCAATCGCCAGTTAGAACATCAATTCCAACATTAACAATGCTTTCAATTGTCTTAAATCCATTTTTAAAGATGCCTTTGGCGTCTCCCCACAAATTTTTAAACGACTTAGCCATCTTTCTAACCGATGCCATAATGCCATTAACAAACTTGCGGAATTTTTTATCATGCTGGTATAGCTTAACTAAGATTGCAATTGCCGCGGCAATACCTGCAATCCACAAAGCCCAGGGAAGCAATTTAATGGCTGCTCCCATTAATCTCGTTGATGATGTGAACTCTAAAATGTGCTTTCTTAGTCCCCGAATCCCACTGCCCATGTCTAAAAGCTTCTTGGCGGCAAACATACCCATAAGAACCTTACCTACAGACTGAATAGCACTCTTGTGTTTAGAAATAGCATTTAACGCGTCTCCAAAGCCACGCAAACCTTTAGAAGCTTTGCCACTTTGACCACCAATAGTTTTGATTATCGACGCAATAGGCTTCCAGGCCCCAATAGCTAAATTTTTACCAATGGTAAATACAGAACTAGCGATCTCAGACAAAGCCTTCCGGTTTTTAACCAAGAATTTGATGGCCTCACCGATATAATTGCCCATCTTAGCGCCCAAAGCTTCTGCAATGCCTTGCAATTGCTTTTTAACGTCGCCTAGGCCACCTTTCTTGCTATCAACCGATTCTAAAGCCTTAGCTACGCCCTCAACGAGAGGACCAGCGAATTTTGCTTTTAAGTTTTGCCAAGTCCCTTCAATTCCGGCTAACTGCCCCTTAGTCGTCTTGCTAAAGTTGGCCCATTCCTTACTGCTCATCTTAGCGGCAGTTGTCATGTACTGCTGTAGCTTAGCACCAGTCAGTTTGCCATTCTTCAACTGATCGTTAAAAGCCTTGGTCGTCATGCCACTAGCTGAAATGATTGCTTTTTGGAATGCTGGTAGCTGTCCAATTGAACGTTGGAAAAATCCAGCCGAAACTTTCTTAGATCCAGCTAATTTAGCAACACCCATAGAGATTTGCTGAATCTGCTGACTGGACTTGTTTGCAGCTGCACCGAACGCTGCAATTTCGTTCGTAAACTTCTTTGCCTGTGGCACACTGTTCGTCACTGCATAAAACTTCTTTTGCATCGCATCAATTGCTGAACCAGCCATATTTGACTTACTACGAATCTCACCAATCTGATCGGTCATGCCCTTGGCTTGTGCTTTGCTTAGCCCAATATCTTTCCACTGATTGCGAATTTGTTCGCCACCTTCAGCTAATTCATAGCCCGATTTGACGACGTTTTGAATACCTGATGTCATATTCTGCAATCCATTAGAAATGGCCGTTCCTACAAAGCTGCCGAAGATAATATCATGTAGCCGACGCATGCGATGATGAGCTTCATCTACGTGATCACTATATTTTTTAATTGCCTCAGAACCATCGTTCGTTGACTTATTTGATCCCTGCATTTCAGTCTTGATCTGCGTAATCTTGTCAGAACGTAGCTTGCCGACTTGATCGTTGAGCTTACGCATCGATTCAGTATCTTTAGCCCCTACATTAGAAAAGTCCAGATTGTGCTTAAAAATATCAGCCTGCTGCGCCGTCTTACGAAACTCACTTTGAAAGCCAGCCATGCTTTCTTTAGACTGATTAACATCACGAGATATGTTAAGCCCGGAACCTAGTGATTCTTTTAGTTTATCAGCCTGACCAGTCATTTCATGAAATGAACGCATGAATTCGTCAAGCATCGAGTTTGCCTTACGAAATTCCTCTAGTCCATTGACGTTAAGATCAATGCCAATACCGGCATGCCGCAACTCTTTAGTTTCTGCCATCATTTCCCTCCTTTCTGACCTAATATTTTTCCTAGAGCCATTAGGACTCCATCAGACACGCCTTTTGCAATGATTGTTTTTAATTCCTTACCAATCCGTTCAGCAATTTCATTGCTAACCAAAAATTCATCTTGTGTCTGTTGCCGTATATCATGTTCTGTCATTCCTAGAAAAAGCGCTGGGTTAACAAAGGCCATGCGCTTGTCAACCACCTTGTCTAATAACGACTGATCAACATTGCCATGAGCGTCGGTAAACTTAGAGTTTAACTTGTTGTAACGACTCCATAAGAAACTGAAACGCTTTACCCAATACCGATTGGTCACCGTTACGGTCCGTGATTTCTGCTAAGAAATTAGTAGCTTCCTTCATGGCAATCATGCCTAGCCCGCTACCATCTCCTGTAGCGTCCCAGAAATTCATCTTCAGTACTTCATTCTTATCTGTGCGGAAGACTTCACGATTAAGCTTGGTCATCGTACCGTTCATATTAGATGCCCCAGATGGCCGCGTTGACATGAAAACAATCTGCAAAGCAGTACGATAACCTGGCCAAACCATGTTGATATGCACGTCTTTACCGCTACGATTTTTCTTAGTAACGGTCTTCTTCTTAATGTCGTCTGGAACATCTGCATTCAATGATTCATAATCCATATGTGGATTAACTAATACGTTATGCATAATAAGGTCAAACAGTCGCCCTGCGTCTCCGGTATCTTCACCAACATTTAGGGCATCAATTGCTTGTGAGGCAATATCAAATCCCGGATCTTGTAGCGTGATCTTACGTGTCTTCTTGTCACCCTTCGAATCGGTATATTCTACCGTTCGTTCAAATTGATTATCCATAAACGCTGCAATGGCTTGTTCATCTTTTTCTGACATATAAAAGTCTCTCCTTAATTAAAAGAGGACACCGTCTGGTGACCTCATAGTTCATTTATAAGCTTATGGTTTAAACTTATGTTATAATGTGGGCATAGAAAAAGGTCGGTGCTATCACACCGACCCCTGCAAGCCGCTTTAAAGGCGGTGGCAAGTTAAATACGACAAATAAAAATCCGCCCGTAACTAGCCAAAGTTATTTAAGGGGCGGCTTTTTATTTACGATTTGACGCCACCGCCCATATAACATGAAAACAACGCGCTAATCTGCCTTTAACGGCCGGTTGGTGCGCTTTTAGTTTGTAAACATTGAGTCGTCAACATCGGCACCGGTGTTTTGGTAGTATCCTACCAGTACCGTCCAGGCCAGTGAGTATGCTTGCTCATTACCTTGGTTACTAGGTAACCCAGCTAACCGGCAACCTTCTGCGGTGATTTTTTCACCAGTGGAATCATTGACAACGTTGAGTCCAAATAGTTGATCTGCACTCAACAATCCGGCTTGCATTTCATCGTGTTGTAAATGATAGAGTTTGAACAGAATATCAGTGGTTGAAGTGCCAGGATAGGTATTCAGCGTCATTGTCCCCGTCTCGTCGTCAGTATCAAAGAACATAACGTTTGAGTGAAAATCACCTTGCATAGTCGTATCTGCAGCTGTACGTTGTGAACTAAAGGCTTCGCCATTTTGGAATCCGCCTAATTCTTTTGATGCGCCTTTCCACAACAAATAAATGTGTAGGAAACGTGCGGAATATAAATTAACTTCTTTTCCGTTTGATAAAGTGAGTGGCATAATTTATCCCTCCTTAAAGTGTCAAATCAATCTTGGCGTTGATCGTATCAATATCATCGGCAATCTGAACATTGAACCCGAATCCGTTGTACTTACGTGCGGCCACATCACTGTTAAGCACATTAGAACGAGGCACACTAGTAATCTCAACAGCACTAGCCAATACACCTTGCTGTTGCAGTTGCTGACCGCAAGCTTCAATGGTTTGTGCCATTTCTTTAATCGTGGCGTCATTGAAGATTGGGAAGTTATGACGATTAAGATATTTCTGCAATGCCGTCTGGAACGTATCGATGACCAGTTGTGTATGAACAAATTGGTCGACGTAGTTTCCAGCCAAAGCTAGGCCGTTCAGCAACATGTAATCACCAGACTTGTTTACAACTACTGTCCCATTAGCTGCAGCAATCGTGTCGTAATCATCGGTTGATAAATCGGTGTCTGGTTTGAACTGTGACTGATTACCAATGTGCTGAAAATCAACTGGTAAGTTGGCTGCAGCGTATGCGGCCGCTTGAGCAGCCACAAAACGATCACTAGCCGTTTCAACAATAGCTGCTGTATTCCCAAGCGAATTCTTTTTTGTTTGAATGCCCTTAACATGGGTGGACAACGTTTGGAGATCAGTAACCGACTTAGGTTGCGTAACCAGCATGATACGTTGATTGTCATACAAAAAGTCTGATACGGCCTCAGTCTCTGCTTCAGTAGCCCCGTCCAGAACTAAATACTTGAATCCATCAAATAGGTGTTCAGTCAGACCAACCACAATCCCAGGTGTGGTCGTTGCTGTGACAGTTGCACCAGTAGTTGTTCCCGTCGTTTGAACATTGGCTGGGGTCGTTGAGTCAACATTAGGATAGGTGACAACTTCCACTGGACCCTTGAAGTTGTCAGCGTCAAACATTGCCTCCGCTTGGGAGTAAACGCCAGTTGTTTCATCAAAATCTGCTGACAGACTATCTAAGTCTGTATAAATAGACGCCTTAGTTGTTGCGTCTGCCCCTTTAGTTGCAATACCAACGGCTGGCGTGTCACCTGAGGTCTTTAACGCATGAATAGCAACAATAAAGTGGACGTCTGTTGTTTGCTTAATTGCCAAAATTTATTCAGCTCCTTTTGTATTAATTTGCGGGTCAACACTCGCAATACTTCCCGTTTGCGTCTCATCAGTGAAACTGTCTTGAACACCAAACGTGTAGTCAGCACCAGACATAAACTGCCAATCAACGTCAAGAAACGTGTCAGTTGATGGAATCGTGTTACAATCCTTGGCAACAATGTGTTGCTGAAATAGCTCATACGCCGGTTGTTGCAAGAAAAAAAGCTTCCGCAACTCGTGACCGAGTGTTTTAGCTTCTCCTTCGTCATTTGAGACGGCTTTAAATTGAACGTGAATATCAAAAATTTCTTCATTCACGGTATTAAATAGCACTCGGTCGTAATCGTCATAAATTTTGTACGTAACATACGGATAATCAGGCGTAAAGTGTTTAACGCTCTCCGGACGAACCGTAACTTGTGGCATATACGTTTTAATTTGTTTTACCAGTGCTGCTGAAACATCATCATACAGGTTGAACTCACTCATCAGTGCCAACCTCCTTCAACTGGTAGTACACACGTCCAGCCGCAAAATCATCACCGTGATTAGTGACCTCATAGATCGCGCCAGAAGCTCGTTGCACCTTTGTTCCTTTGGGGCAGCCAACTAGACCTGATAACCAATAAAGTGTGCCTACAGACAATTGACCACCCAATTCTGGGGTATACGTCATGTTTGGATTAGTCGAATTAACAATCGGCTCATGCACCTTTTTTACCGTATCTGGGGCCATGATTGGTCGACCCAATTCATCAGAATCTCCGGTGTCATGACCTGGAATGGTGATTGTCAGGTCTTCAGCTAGCATGTCATTCATGAATCCAAAATTCCCAAAATTTTGAAAATTCATCGCTAGTTGCCTGCTGCAATTTCAGCACCAGTATCGGTTGGCGTTACTTTAAGATCACTCGGTGTTGATTCGCCTGCAACCGTGAATCCAGATACTGACACAAATTGTCCCAGGAACTTTTTGGTATCTGGATTATAGAAAGCAGCAAAATATTTGCCGCTTGGAATTGTATCGCCAGGCGCGTACCCTGTAATCTTGACAACCTTTGGATCGCCTTCTGGGAAGAAGGCAATGTCACTCGTTTGTTCCGTGTCACGACTTGGTGTGATATAAGCACCATCTGTCCCCGTCTTTGCTGCAACAATAACTAATTCCATACTCATAAACTCAAATCCTTTCTGTAATCCACGTGATTGAGTCACGCAGTTCTCCACTATCAATTAACGGATCATTAAATCCTTTATTCTTGGCAGTTAATGGCGCGTTACTTGGTGTGCTGAAGTCAGTAATGGTTTGCTTAATGTCTTTGACCATCGCTTCTCCCAATACTGAGTACACATCTTTCGGCTCAATTTCACCGACCATACACTTAAAAGCCAAGTCGGCTCCCAACTCTGTCCACCGACCGAGATGGTGATTAAACGAATAACGCAAGAATGGCCGTGGTGGAATCACAACACTCTTACGCAGAATAAACATGATTTTAAAACCACTATTGGCATCTGGCATGGCTAAATAGGCTTGATCAGCAGCTTTTCCTAACATGAAGAAAAGGTTTTGAAAATCCGCTGGCCGTTTATCACCTGAGTTTGGTGTTGGCAAAGCCAACCACTGTCGATTGACTGGAACAATCGTCTTACCGTATTCCTGGACCATAGCAATCATGTTCAAATGATTATTAAGCCACGGCACACCCACGGACAGCCTCACCGACTGCAACTCTTGTAATCGTCTAATTGCCTCTGCAGTATTATCAAAGTCTTCAGTCATTCAGTCCACACCGCTCCCATTGAGTCCGACACACCATAATCATCAACGATGTCATCATACTCAGCACGGTAGTCGTCATATCCATTAAAATTGACCATTGTCTGTGAGTTACCAAACGTACTTGCAGATTGAACACCGCCATAGTTCATGAACCAGTCCTTGTATAGCAGATGACGCGTCCAAGCTCTTGTGGCGTTGATTAACGCGTCATCTGAAATTTGATCATGACTAGCCTTAAGTACCGCGTCATCTAACCGCTCTTTAATATGAGCATCGCTAAATCCCTGGAAGATATTAATATCACTCTTGATATCTTCCGGCGTCAGTGTGTCTTCCATGCCTAATCACCTTTCTACTTGCCACTACCTGAAGAATTTGAACCACTGGTTGCTGCCTTCTTAGGCGCATTAATTGTTGGCACTACGTAATCCGTACCAACCTTGAATCCATACTTAACCAATTGAATCTGTCGTGGATCATAAGAAACAGCAAACAGTGGCTTAGTGCCGGCCTTCAAATCAGCTTGGTAGGTGTCAGGATTAGTCTGCGTTAAGTCAACGTTAGTGCCGGCCACATGGCAAGTCACTACTCGTTTTTGAATGATAGCTACCATGCCGCCCTTTTGAAATTCATCACGTTGTACCACTAATCCATTGTTTGGCGTAGCCGTTGCATAATCAATGGCACCAGGCCCGAAGATTAATGCATAGGTTGTCCCATCATCAGCGACTGGAATGCTATCATCTTGAACGATACTCATGCCTTGGTACGTAGCAATTGGAGTTGCTGCACCGGATGGTTGCAGGTATTCAATCAAGTTTTGCTCACGCATTTCTGAGTACGCAGCCGAATTTACTACTAAAGTTGACAGCGTGTTATCCATCACATCGCCCATACGTGCGAGTGCCTTAACAAAGTCTGCGGCGGATAATTCCTTTTCAGCACCAACGCCGTAAGACTTTGCAGTTGCAATATCTGTGTTATTGAAAGTTGCTTTTACTGTGTTCAACAATAAACTAGTATCTTGGCGAGTCCACCAGTTACCAAAACGATTGGCAATCTGTTGCTGGGTGCTTGCGCCAGAAACCAAGTCTCCCCAGTCAGTATTACCGAATGACTTGCTCTGAAATGCTTTAATGCCGTATTCCATAGCAGAATCAACACCATTAGTTTGAATATCATGCGTATCGTTCCATTCATCAGCATCGCCGGACAAGTCGTTCATTGCCGGGATTTCTAATGTCCGCCCCGGTTGAAGCAATCGGCCACCTAATACTGGGTCATTTTTCAAGACACCAGATTGAACAAAACGATTAGTTTGCGTATTTTGTCGATAGACCCAATCAAGAAATACTGTTGGTTCAATTAAGTTACTAAAATTCGTAGGATTGCCGTTAATTACAGCCATTACCTACACCTCCTATTTAAGTTTGTTGTATAAATCTGGATTCTCACGATAAATTTGGGTTTGCTGATCCATGTTGAGCTTGGCAAAATCTTCGCGTGTCAGTGATCCAGGAACTGTTTGACCACCGTTTTGTGGCGTATGTGTGCCCTGGACACGTTGTTCTACGCCATCTTGAACAGCCTTGTTGAACAAGTCGATAAATTTGTCGATATTGTTCTTACGCACATCGTCATCTTTAGAAGTAACGAATTCTGCAAATTCAACAGGAATCTTGCTATCCGTTAAGGCTGACTTGGTTGCAGCCAAAGCATTTTTCTCATCAACGGCGTCTAGTCGTTCCTGCAATCGTTTCTCTTGGTCTGCCAGGGCTTGTCGCTTGTCATCGAGTTCTGCTTCGGCCTTCTGTTGTGCATTCATGCCAGCGCGTTCTTCCCCTTTAGACATCCATTCTTCTTTCAGGGATTCCAGCTGACCATTAAACTTTTCTTCCAGCTGCTTAGCTTTGGCACCCATCATTTTATTCACGTCATCTTGTGAATATGTTTTACCGGATGGTTCCGGATCTTTAGGTTCTTGTTGCTGCTCCTTATTAGGATCGATTGGCTTTTGTTCTTCACCAGGTTCAGCAAAATATTGCAAGTTCATCTTCATCATAAAAGCTCCTTTTTAAAGTCCGCAGACTAGATCGGTTAAAGTCCGAATGACTAAATTGCTTGTTCTTTTAGGGCTGCAAGTAAGAAAAAGCCCACAAAAATAGGAGTTATTATCATATAAATCAGATAAATAACCCCTATAATTTCGATACTTTGTTAACTACCTTTATTTGTAAGTGTTTTTAAGGGGCTATTATTAATAAATAGCCCCTAATCAAATTCACCTGTCATTATGCCGTCTAGTTGGCCATCAAGTAAATTACCATCTTCATCGCACGCTACCAATTGGCATCGACAACGTGGGTGCGTATCTTCTTGAGGAATCGGTGCTTGGCCGAATGGAAATATCTGCTTGTCTAATGGTTGGCAAATATCACAAACATGGTAGTCTTCTTCGGTTAGCCACATTACAAATTTAACGTCGCTATCTTCGTAAGCTTGTCTTTTACCTTCGTTGGTGTTCTCAACAGATTGTGTTTGCATTAATCCATCAATTCGAGATAATAGCTGATTCATTGGTGTTGCCAAGTTATCATCAATTCGATCGCCAGACTGTGGAATGCTGCGAGTTAGCTTGTTCATTGCGGTTACCGAAATTCCTCGACTCAGACCTTTATTTAAGGTCTCAATCATGCGATTAGCCATAACGTCTTGGTGCACCCATAATCGTTGCACGTATTCGGCCTGATCAGCGCTCTGTGGAACGCTTTGCTGTGAACGTGAAGAGTTATCCGCATACGCTGCCGAACGCTGTCTATTGAGTTCTGTGACACCATATAGTTCGCTTCTCGCTGTCGCAATACTCATACCAGCTCCAATCATTGCACCCAACATATCTCGCTTGGTTAATGATGCTTTAACATAAGCAGCCTGTAACTGCTTAGATAGTTTATCGTCGGGTTGGACGTCCGTTAGCATCTCGTTAATAGCAGCGTAAAAATGTTGCGTGTCCCATGAACTAACTGCTGACGATACTTGATTAAGAGTTAACCCACTATCATCGGCGTACTCGTTATAGAACTCTTTTAGATGGTTGGCGATAATGCTTAAGGATTGCTGATAGAAGCTATTGATCGTCTGACTGTTCGCCTTGTCCTGTTTGACCAGTTGGCGAATCTTCTGGCGTTCCTTCTTGATCGTCGTCAACGCTATCACCTACCCCATTCATGTTCTGCAGTTTGGCTTGCGCAGCAGCAATCATATTTGTTGTTCGTTCATCTTGATCGCCAGACTCATCATCTACTTGTTGTTTTTCTTGATCAGCCGGAATCCCAGTAATCGGTTCAGCCAAATTACGCAATGTTTCTGCAGAAAATTTTCCCGTCTGATTGAGGCCTTGAATAAGCGTCATCGTTTCCTGATTGTTCTTAGGCAGATTAGGCGTGAATGTGATTGTCACATTGTCGGCCGGATTGTTTTCATCGGTGATCGTAACGTTGTTATTTTTAAGATAGCTCCAATACGTCATTAACAACCGAAGTCGGCGACGTATGCCGCGCTGATAAAGTGTTTCCGACATAGCCATCTCTTGGTCACTGCCCCACAGTTTGTAAGCCATAGCAACACCTGACGCATTGGCCGCAAAGTTTTGGTCAGTTGTGTCGGGTGTGTTTGTGTCCTTATGAATGTCGGATAACAATTGGTTAATGTAAATTTGCCATTCGCTAGCATTCAACGACTTAGTCAGATAAGCTGCCGATGTTGGCACAATAGTTGGCGATCCGTTTGGATTTTTCTGGACATATGGCCGTAGATACAGAACGTTTGTGTTGCTATCAAGCACCTTTTCAACCATAACGGGTGCGTTACTTTTCCCGTTGATTGTGGATTCATTTGTATATCCACCACTCACATTGTCAACGTAAACTGGCTGACCGTCTGGGCCTAGTTTTTGTTCTGACTTGCCGGAATTGTTGGCAACTTTTCCGTTGATCATCAGCATTGAATTGCTAAAGTCTTCTTGGCTGTTAGCCATTTCAGACAACGCTTGGTCATAGGCGTCAATTTCATCAAGTTTAGTCTCCCAAGCGCCCACGCGTTCTTCATTTAAACTATATTCAGTTAACGGTACTTGTTGGAAAAAGTGTTCTTCGGTGTCTGTCAGAGTCCAATCACTATCGGGTTCGTCACCCGCTGTAAAGTGATAAATGTTCTTATCCGTATAGACTTCAACTTGATAACTTGTTTCATCTGCCACCTTAACGACGTAATAACGCACAGCAAATAGTTCTACGGGTTCTACGTCGGTAGACCAGACTACGAACGTACTATTGGGATCGATTGCCGTAACTCGTGGATATTTTGACCCGTCTGCTACATATAGCAGCTCATACGCACGACCAGTATTCGCTAAGTTCTTGCCCATAATCTTTTCGTGATATGGCTCGTCATTGGTTTGATTAAAATCATCTAGTGCTTGCATTGGCCCTTCACCAGTGTCGGTGTCATCATCTTTGTTTTGGTACCCGAACGTTAATGACGTGCCAAACTCATATCCTACTTGAATGTTAGTAATATAGCGCGCCAATGCACTAGAAATACGGTTATCTGCTCGATGACTCTTCTTGTTAGATAACCAGTAATGAATGTTATTGTCTGCTTGGTAATAACGTTCCAATTCAAGAATTCGTGGCAATTGATTTGTGTAGTGATCGTTAACATACCACTGTACTAACTTTTCAAACGCCGCTGGGGTATCTTTAACAGCGTCCCATCTTGCTTGTGGAATGCTGTATCTTTGATTAGTGTCGAATGCATAGCGCCCACCATAACGTTTGCCATTTAACAGGCTAATTGAGTTAGGCTCAGGATTAATTGACAGGCTGTGAGCTGTCTTGTCGTTTGTCTCTGCCATCATTGTTCACCTCGATTTCGTGTTGTTGGCAATAATTATGTGCAAACTTAACGGCCAGCAACCTATTAGAGCCGCTGACCGTTTTATCTTGTTCGTTAATATTCTCGTTAATCAATTCTGCCATCGCTTCAATAATATATTTGACATCCAGCCCAATTGGCACTGAATAAGTAATGCCTCTATCGGTAAATTCTAGTGGCTTGCCATTCAGCATTGGTTCAAACACATTCATATCAAGCGGTGCTGTGTCCTTGGTAGTTGCTTGCTTTTTCCACTCTTCCATTGTCATGAGCTTTGCCATCAATTTCACCTCAAAATCTATGCTTAAATGTCCAATCTAGGTGTACTCTATATGGACATTACAATTTAAAAGACCGAATATCCTGTGAATTCAAAGTCCGTAAGCTTAAAACCTGCTTTTTATTTGTTTAATCAGTTGTCCATTTTGAGTGTCTATTTTGAATATTAACAAATCACCAAAAATCATCAGGATAATCGATCAACCCATTATCAGCTAATAGCTTTGTTTGATCGTTATAACTATTATCCGGTTGTTCGTTATTTTTATTCCACAACTTGGTTGCAATCGCATATCGTACAGCGTCCATGACATGATCATGTTCTTTAACTGGCTCACCCGTTTTGTCATTCCAGACATATTGATAAACCTCGTCTAAGAATTGTTGCATGCCTTCTTGAACAGCCATAAACTGGCGTTGCTTAATTTTACCGGCAACTATTTCAATGCCTTTTAGCACTGCCTTATAGGCATACAATGCGTTAATATGATTAGCTTGAAACTCATCAATATGTTCAACCCGGGCCGTGTCACAATAAAATGGAATATTGTACCCATAGTCTTGTTGTATCTGCTTAGCGACACTAACCCAATGGTCAATCTGTTGTAAATTACCGGTGTGTTCCTCAACCAAGTACGTATTGCCCTGATTGTCGTCAGCAAGCACCACAAGCGACGTATCGTGCTCGTATCCCCAATCGACGCCACAATAGTAGTTAAGTGTTTGATCCGCGGTACGTTTATCAAACTCCGAGTGGCTAATAACATTCTTGGACTTATCGAAGTCGCCATAAACCAATCCTTCACCAGCAACCCACAATCCTAAGATGCTGCGATCATAGAACATGCCACTCATTTGTGCCTTCATATCATGCACGTATTTCTTAGGCAAAAATGTATTATCGTCCATCGTGAAGTGATTGTAGATGATACCTTTTGACTTGTCCTTAGCCTGATCAATGTATTTTCGTTTCAGCCAATGGGTTGGCGTATCTGGATTGGTATCACCAATGATTCTAGCACCTTCAAATCCACGTACACGATTACGGATTTCCGTGAATGCCTGTTCATTAGCTAGTGACATTTCATTGATATAAGCTCCCCAGGCATTCATACCACGAATAGATGCCATACCGGCAATTGAACCCGTATAGGCTTGTACAACACGCACGCCAAACAATTCAAAAGCGCCATGCACATCAAACTTAATATTAAGCATAGGGTAAGCCTGCATGATTTCTTGCAGCACGTTGTTAGCGATCGTCTTACTAGAAAATCCGGCTAGAATGTATTGTGCTTTCTTATCCATTGATTGGGCTAACTTGCCAATACGTAATAGCTCACGCAAGAACATGTCATTGTCAATGACCGTCTTGCCAGAACCAACGGCCCCACTGTTGATCATTAGCGACCAGTCGTCACGGTCAAACTGCTTGAAGACTTCGACTTGCTTCTTTGTATACTTCAAATCAGCATAAGTCGTCATTTGCCGCTGTCCTCCTTCAATCGTTCGAACATCTTGTCAAACTGCTTGCCAACATCTTGGCCACCGGTTCTAGCATCGCGAGCCTTTTGTTCTGCCACATCAGCTTCAGCTTCTAGCTTGCGAATCTTTTGTTCTTCGACCTCTTTGCTGTCATTTTTGAGCTTGCCATTTAGTTTGAACCACAGTTCAGCTGCAGCTACCTGCTCTTTAGTTGAGGCTGGCGTCAATGTTGTGTTATCTACCATGTATCCCATGCGAGCATCAAGCGAATCATCATCGCCTGCTGCTTCTTTAGCAAGATTATCAATCTTTACGTAATGACGTTCAATCTCTTTGCCAGCACTGATACGATAGATATTTTTTAGCACTTCGTCAGCTTCGACAGACTCGCGTTTTTCAACATCGCCAGTCTTTTGTTGAATATAATTTTGAATTCTAACATTTTCTAACAATTTCTTAGTTCCAACACTGGCATAGTTCTTAGAGTAGCCTGCTTTTATAGCTGATTTATATGCGTTGTTAGTTTTAATGAATTCATTAGCAAATTTACGCTGTTTTGGCGTTAACTTTCGTTTCATTACATACCACCACACCTCCGTCTAATTGGAATTAGTCATCGTTATTCGACTACGACCCAATCATTAGCTAGCATATCAGTTTGACTAGCTAACCAACCTACAACGATTGAACCATCTACTGATTTCATATCAATATGTGGGTTAATATTGATATATTTTTGGCTGTCAGGGGTAGACTTAGCGAGCGTCAAGTTACGAATCTTATCTGGGGTAATTAGAGTTCCACTTTCAAAATAAATAAACATACCTTTACCATTCCAACCTTCACGAGCAACCTTTTTACCATGACGCAACGCTTCTAATGCTTCACCAAAATTCATAATTGCTTCCTCCTTATTTTTATCTAAACTAAAAGCGCCATGCTTCTTAGCACGACGCTCACGTTTCTTCTTATCAGCCAACCAACGTTCTAAGTCACGATAGCAGTGATTTTCTGTTGGGCTAACATAACCATACTCAGTGTGTCGCATGCAGCCACACTCCTAACACGATAATGAGTAGCACCATCAGCAGGCCGAATATTAAGTTGTCCCGTTGATAGTTTCTCATTGCCATTTCCTCCAAACTAAAAGGCCGCCTCGTTAGAGACGACCGTGTATGTGCTTGGCAGGGAGTCGAACCCTACACTTAATCTGATTCTAAGCACCAACTTCTATGCCGGTGTCGAACCGGCTCGCCATCAGATATCAGATAATGCCATTAGGCTTTAGCGTTTCTACCTTTTCGCCACAAGCACGTGATGGACGCTATAGCCTTGGATGAACGGGAGAGTCCATCTCCTTAGGTTTATTTGCGTCCAACGCCCCTAACCGGATTCGAACCGGCGACCTCTTGATTATCAGTCAAGCGCTCTGACCTAACTAGCCCGTTACCGGATATTCCGTGCTGGCAAGCACAGAACACGCTGCTAATCTTCTGAGCTATAGCGACTTTGGCTATCTCTAGCCTTTCATGCCCATTATATGGCAATCATTGTCTAACCGCCTGCCAAGGTCGGTTCGGCAATACGTGCAACGGGAGTCGAACCCGTATCTTCTTTGCTCTGCCGTTGAGCTATGCACGCCCATTTCATCAATCGCTTATGGTACCAATTTACACCCAAATTAGGGGTCAATTTTCTCGGTTTTTTCCACTTTTCACAAATCGTATAGTCCTAATCCTTTAGCACACTTTTTTATAAACAAATTTTTCAGCTTATATGCTCGTGACTTACCAACGCTCAACATGTTATTTTCGACCATTCCTGTTAAGGTATAGCGCGGATATTTTCGAAAATATTGTTCATTAATAATTGCTTGCGTATCGGGTCCCACTTCATCTAAGCAGTCATCGATAACCTGACGCTGCTTTTTGAGTGCGTTAATCCGTTTGTCCTCATCTAGCGTGATAATTAACCGGTCTGTGCTATCGTTGAATCCGTTCTGTGCCCGACCACCGCCAACATTCTCATCAACCGGCGTTACCGGATAACGTAACTCCTGTTCGCGCTGTTCAATGTACTTATCAATTTTGGGGTAATCACGTAGAATATCCTCTACCGTTCTAATCGTTGATCGTTTCACCCGTCATTCCTCCATCTTAAGCTTATTTTAAGTTTACTTTAATATTAATGGCATAATATTTCATTCGTTGGCTGCGGAGTAAGAGTTAATTTAAATAGTCAATTTGGGGTAAGGGCTGCCGGTAAGTGGCCCTTTTTTGCTGTCTAAAATGGCCGTGTAAGCTCGTGTAGCACGTTAGTAATCTCCGCATTGCTCAGCATACCCAAAGCAATGTAAACTTCCTTAGGCACGCTGTGCTCGCTTAATTTGAATTGAAACTCGGCTAGCCCCATCAATACATCGTCTTTCGGCACCAGCGCCTCCAGATAGCTAAGCAGCATACGTTGGTTGCCATTCATTTCGTCGCGTGTTTTATCCATACGTCCTCCTACATAAAATAAGAATTTTATTTAAAAATTTTCAGCAGAATCGGCCACAACCAACAGAAAGTAATCAATTCACCTATGCTGAGGCCGACTAAAATCCCCACGAGAAATAACCCCCAATCAATCGCCGTCATTCGTCCGCCTCCGAATCAAGCGGGCCACGTTCATCAATCGGCGTTGCCATGTAATCACTAATGATGCCTAGAAGGTCAGACTCTTCTAATGTGCTTAGATAATCCTTGATAGCTCTATATCCTTCCGGCTCAATGATTTTTTGTTTCTTATCCTGCCATATCATCGCTACTTTTACCGAGTCGTACTGATTCTTAGGAACCCAGATACGATAGATAATCCCTTCGCCAAAACAAGTAACTTTATCAATGCCAAAGGCCATCTTTCTAATGCTTTGGACAAATTCAGTCGTTTTCAACTTATACCCTCCTACATAAATTAAGATTCTATACCATTGTAAGCTCATGGATAACCTGGTTGCGTTCCTTCGCTGACAGCTTGTTAATCGCGTTGCGCTGGCTGTCGTTAAGATTGATAAAGTGATTGCCACACCACACTAACGCCTGTGCCACATCGCCGCCATAGCTTGCCATGCCTTGCATCACGTAATTGCGATACTCAATCTGTTCGTGTGTCATGCTGTGCCTCCACTTGATATCCTTCTAGCCACGCTTTGGCAACTAATTCTTGATATTTATGATAACGAGCATAATCAAATTGATAGGTTCCCGGTGTGAGTGCCATCCAGTCGCGCATCTGCTCTGGCCGCCTCTCCGAGCACAGCATGTCACCAATTGATATATGCTTTTGTTTACACTCCTCAATCCAGTCAGCAACGGACTTAGGGATCACAGGTAGTTCTTCGCATCTCTGCTTAAAAATATCATCAGCAATCGTCCAGTGCTCACCATTTACGCCAGTGGCAATCCAATCACCTATAACTACTTTCCCCGATCCTTCTAAATATAATTCGGGGCTGTGTTGTGTTCCAATCATTGTTCCCGCGTCCATCATCTTGTATTTTTCTACCATTTCATTACTACCGTCAAACTGCTCAACCTTAATCGTTGTCGTTTTATGGTATGTCTTAATCATGCTGTGCCTCCAATAGTTCTGGGTTCGTATGCACGTTACCAATGACTTCAATCTCATTAATATGGTCACTAACTAGCATCTCATTCCCAGTAGCCAAGTCTTCTCCAAGGATATAGCTATTGCCATCCTCCATAATAACTTGTGAAATTTTAGGTTGAGCATACTTATAGCTAGACTTAACAATGTCGCCTTCGTAGATTTCCTTGCCATTGGCATCTTTCAGGCCGGTATATTGCTCCAATTTAAGCTGGCTATTGTCTCCAACAGGGCCATCATTTCCACCTTGCACATTACCATCAGCAGGACTAGCTTCAACCCAGTAAGCCTTGCCATCTATAAACTCTATACAGTCGACTTGTAGCATTTTATGCTGTGTTTCGTCCCACACTCTAAACTTTGGATATTCCATCAATTTTTGCACCATTATTTACACTCTTTTCTAATAATTCTGGATTCGTATACATATTGCCAACAACTTTGCAATCCTTGTTAATATTATTAAGGCTATACGCAATAAATTCATATTTGTTAGTTGCTCGATACTCTCCTTTGTCAAAAGAGATTGTGTATAAAGGAATTGTAGGGGTTAGTAATACAAGATTGCCCTCATAAATTTCATTTTCATGAGCATCTTTCATGCCGGTAAACTGCAATAATTTAACATGATCATTTTTTACATTCCACGTTTCATTTTTCCCATTTACAATAACGTTAACTGAGCTGGGTGTTCCTTTTGTGTCACCATTTTGGATTGCTGAAACATAATCAGCCATTATCTTCCTGTATCCATTCCACGCTCTAAATTTTGGTACCATCATTCGTTCTCCGTATTGGAATCAATTCCTTCAATTCCATCTAGCATGTCGTCAATGAAAGTACGCGGATTTTTACCTAGCTGATAAATCATCGATGCGATCGCGTAGACTGTATAGGCAGCTGTCTCATTAGCATCAAAAACCCCACCATCAATATTTACTGGACGACTGTTTTCAACGTCAATTGTAATTTTTCCAGTTTTACTCATTATTATTTCCTCCCAATCTCAACATCACTAGGTGCCACCTCGATATGCCTGCGACTGTCTTTAACTTTCATCATTGCCGATCGGCTATCGCCACGAACGATCCAGCATAGCCATGTGGCTGATTGCTTAACGCGGCGGTGTCGGTGGTAATATACCTTATCGCCGTGTTTCATTGGCTGCCTCCCGTAGCTTCTCTCGCATGCAGCGCACCCAATCTTTGTCGCGCCCCATAACACTAGCGACTCCTTGGTTGTTAGGCCGATTCATATGTTTGACGTTATATTTTAGCTGTGTCAATTCATCGGGTGTGGCTTGGTAATTCAATTCGTCACGTCTTTTCATTCTGCCACGTAATTGCTGTATATATTGCGGTGTCTTTGACCGTTCCTGTGCAACATATTTGTTGGTGTATCCGTGGAGAATCAGGTGGCGTAGGATCTTGTTTTCTGCCGTGTGCTGTTCCTCAGTTTGACCGCGGATCTCTTTTTTAACATCTTCCGGCCAATTATCTGGATCGTCGCCATAATTGGCATAAGCCGCCCTGATTGTGGCCGCCATTTTCTTGTTTGATGACATAATTTCTACCCCTTTCTCAATAGTCGTCTTGCTTCGTTCCTTAGTTCTTCAAATTCACGTTTACGACGTTCTTTTAAAGCTTCATTGCAATTGGGGCATGGACTAGCTGTGACGGTGCTTGCTGTACAGTGATAAAAAACGCCAGTGCCATGACACAATGGACATTCACTCATACATTACGCACTCCTTTCATGCCATCAAAAATTAGTTGCTGTTCCGGGTTTTTTGGATATACACGATCAATGAACTTGCCTTCATACATCTGTTTTAGCTGCCCCTTGGTATTGTTGGTTGTAATGATGGTGATACCCTTAGCGGTGTTATGTTTGAAATCAAATCTAGCGTTAGATACCCGATACATGATGTCTTGCAGATCCTTATGAACCGGTTTAATGTTGCCGGTCATACCGCCTTCTGTGCCAAAATCATCTAGTACCAATACATCAACCTCAATCATTGAACGTGTTATGTTGATCAGTTTGGAACGAATTGAAGTGTCCTCATATTTGTCATTGACCATTCTTAGCAGCTCAGCAGTTGATACAAACATGCCGCTATGTCCATGGATCATCAGGTGGTCCAACATCGCTAGTGCTAAAGATGTTTTACCAACGCCACGATCACCCATCATAGCCACATTGAAGTTTTGGTTTTCTAATTGCTTAGCCAACACGAATGCCTTCTTGCCTAATGATTTAGCTAAGTGTGGATTGTCCTGCTTAGCAATATCCCAGTTGCCAAACGAGAACTTGAGCGGTATGTTGCCGGACCAGACCGAGTAGCTATAGTACCGGGCCATTTTGTCCCGTTTCAATTGTTGAGCTGCTTGTTCAGCCGTCTTACGATCTAATTCTTCTTTAGTTGGCAAGTGGTTCAGGTCAACATGGTGAGCATTGGCTAGCCGTTGAATATATCCCTGGTCAAAAGTAACGTGCTCCATGTTAGCCTCCTGTCCAATACTCGCGGCCCTCATGTTTTGGCTCATCAGGTACTGCATTCAAATAGCCTTCAAATTTACTAGCTCTAAATAAAGTAGATGGCCTTAAATACTGAGCCATATCTTTAGTGTTGAGCCACAGTTTGCATTGATGGTCTATCACTTTTTGCATATCTTCGGCGCTAAATCCATCATGCTGTCGTGCCATAACTAATCCCTTGTTAGTGTTAGTGTGTTTGAAATGCTTGCCAGTCTTTTCGTTGAGATAGTCAATTACAGATTGCCAAGAAAACTCAGGTGCTGCGTTAGCTGCACAATGGTTTTTACTTGTATTTAGTATTTCTTGTTTTTGGTAATTCTTATTATTGGTAGTTCTTAGTGACGGGTTTTCCCTCGGACGGCTTTCCCGTCCGACGGGTTTCCCGTTCGACGGATAATCGGATAAAAACCATTCCATTCCTTTTATCTGCTTAGCTTCATCAAATTTTACAGATCTGATTAAATATCCGGCCTTTTCCAGCTCCTTCAACCCGTTTTGTAAGGATTCTCGTCCATCAACAACTGAATGCTTCTCAATTTCACTTACGTAGAATTTCCAGTTGTCTGCCTGGCTCCAAAGATAAAGGAATATTCCTCTTGCTTTCCAGCTAAGGTTAGAATCTCTGACAACTTTATTGCTTACGTTCGTGTAAGTATTATTAGTGCTCTTTATGAGTCTCGCCATAATCTCCTCTAACTCCAATCTTTCTCAACGTCTCTTCGTCCAACTTAATTCCAGTAACCGGAATGTGATACTTCTCGCCAAACGCTGTCGGCCCGATTTTGTGCCATTCTGTATGGTGCTCACGACACAAACAGTTAACTCGTAGTTGCGTATGGTCAAGATGATTCCGATCGCGGCCAGATCCAACTGTATCAACGTGGTTAATATCCGAATGTTCACGGCCACACACCATGCACCGACGATGCCGGCAACACTGATATTGGTAATACTCTTGCTCTCTCGGTAGCAATTCATAGCCTTGTTTGAACGGTACACGCCACGTAAACATGAAGTCGATAACTAGGTCGAGTAACACGTTAGCATCGCTCACAGACGATTCTGTCGTGTCTGACAGGCTAATCTCATTACCGTTGGTATACTCACGATATTGGCCATAAAACATTGCTTTCAGGAAGTCTTGTGGCACCACGAAGTAATCAGCAATATCATTTAGCAGAGCAAAGAATAGACGCCGTTGTTGTGGCCTAGCTTTACGTGTATCGGCTAGTTCCCAATCCAGGTAAAGTTGGTCACGCGAACCGCTAACGGTCTCGATATGGTCTAAATTAGGCTGATGATCAAGCTCAACTAACAAGTATGACTTTCCATTCCGTTCAAAGTATTTTGATCGTGACCGCTGCATTTAATCACCTCAAATCAGAACGGTAACGAATCATCGGTAATGTCGGCTGAGCCACCGTTATTAGCAAACGGATCACTCGTATTATTTTGCGGCCGGTTGTTTTGATAACTACCGTTACCAGTAGAGCTTTTTGATTCCAAGAACGAGAAGTTCTCAACAATAACTTCTGTGACGTATACGCGTTGGCCTTGCTGATTTTCATAGTTGCGTGTTTGAATACGGCCTTCTAGTCCAACTAGTGACCCTTTGTGGGTGAAGTTAGCGAAGGACTCTGCAGCTTTTCTCCAGATGACGAAATTAATCCAATCAACCTCACGTTCGCCATTTTTTGTTTGGAACCGTCTACTAACTGCCAAAGTTCCCGAAGCAACAGCTAAACCACTTTCGGTGTATTTTAATTCCACATCTTTTCCAAGCCTACCTGTCAGTGTTACGTTATTAATCATGTTTTCTTTCCCCCTCTGGAGTTGTTAATGCCTTCAATGGATTCCATCCCCATCTAACTCTTCCGTAAGCAACGTCATATTTAATTTGAAATATCTCGCACCATTCCGAAAAGGTTCGTGTTGCCTGGCCAATTACAACCCATTTACTGTTCGTTTTATTTCTGCTTTGTTCTAGAATCGTTGCCCATCGACAATTTTCAGGGGAGTATCCCTTGTCAACATCAACTCTGTCTATTGTCAATTTATCCGAATATCCATTTTTTACAGACCAAGTCTGAAATTCGATAAAATCGTCCTTCCACTCATCACAAACAGAAATTCCTCTGCCACCATAATTACCAAACGAACTATTGTGTAAGTCTTGGCATCTTGATTTCATTCCCAGCCAAATGGCATAGAGACGTTTATCTTTGTATGCATATTTTTTAAAACGAATTGACGTTGTCTCTTTACGTAGACAACCACAAGATCTAGTTTTACCAGAAGTTAAATCCGTCGTGCTGACATAGCAGTTATTTCCGCAGTCGCAAATACAGTGCCATTTTCCTTTGGTTTGCTTATTTTTATTTCCTGGAATCCACTCAGTTGCAACAAGTCGTCCGAATCTAATTCCCTGTAATTCTTTTTGTTTCAAGGCATTCACCCCCACTATCGCAACTCAATATCTTTTGTTAGTCGTCCGGTCAAAACTACTCGATTAATCATTTGAATTCCCCTTCTCACTTTGTTTTTTTAATTGAGCAGTCACTAAGCTGATCAGTTGGTTAGCACCATCATGCGTCAAATCGTTGACCTGGCTAACGTTTAATTTTTCCAGATAACCGTTTCTAACAGCTTCAATTGGGGCGCTTGCTGCCTTACTCATTGCCTCAAACAATCCATTAAGTGTTGTGGCCTGCTGTTTAGTTACAGGCAGGGGTTGACGATTGTTTTGTTGTGTCCCGTTATTTCTATGAGCTGGTTGTTGTGCCGTACGGTTGCTAGGAGCCGCTTTAGTTGCTTGTTGTCCATCGTCATCTTTAGAAGCGGATACGCCGAACGCTGCTGATAAACTATATCGTCGTGCATAAGTTTCAGCAGAGCCGAATGCCTGCGCGTCTTTACGCTGTACTGGCATGCTAAGCGGATTGTAAATAATGTACTCGCCACTAGCATCAAACAGCATAGTCGTAATAGAAACACCATTAGGATCGCTAGTCGCTTCCTGCGTATAACCTAACGACTCTGGCAACGCTCCATCTACTGCAGCGGTTAGGTCTTCCAAAGTTACATAGTTCCCATAGTGACTTTTTCCATCTTTACTTGGTTGTGCTTTGAGTAAATTCTTACGGAATTGTGCCATACTGGTGGCCAAGTTTTTAATTGATTCACTTTTTTCCATGACTGCCTCCTACTTATTTTGAGTTAGTTTCTTCAAATTCGTCTGGCTTGATTTCAACGGAAATATAGTCGTCTAACTTCTCATTTCCAGGGCCGACAATATGATCACCGCTCTTAGCGATTTCACCATTAGCCAGCATTTGCTTAACTTTCGACTCATTAAGCTCACGGTACTCTTGCACCGCTTGCTGTAATACAGACCCGTCTGGAAGCTTGCCAATCTTGGCGCGGGTTAGTTTAGCTTTAACTTGCCAACTGTTTTTCTTAAAGGGATCATGTCGAATCCGATCGACACCATCTAAGGATTCGTGGCCGTCCATAGCGGATAAGAACTCGCCATACGCTTCATCAACTTCTGCTTGCAGTGCCTGCTGACGAACTGTAACTAGTGTCTTATCTTGCTCAAATGCCTTTTTGTCATCCTCATAGTCGATCTCGTCTTTGTATTTGCTGATTTTGCTGCCCATCAGATCGTTTAAAAGTTCGTAACGCTGGTAGAGTTCTAACGCGGTTTTTGTCATGCTTATTCCTCCGTTCGTAACTGTTCTAGTCGCTGATTAGTGCGGTCGATATTCAATGTCAAATACCGCTTATACTTTTCGTCAGTAGCATGTTCTAAACAATTACGTAAATCTGCTGCAAATGTTTCCAGCGCCTCAACGCGAGAATTATGCTCTAGTGCTATCTTTTCCTCGTCAGTCTGGTTAATGTGCGTGACCACAGGCGTAGCAAATTTCCGGTCATATTCTGCGGTAGTTCCGCCTAGAACCATTGCCAACGCCCCCTTTTCAGTGTAGAATTCATACTGAAAATGCTTGATACATGTAATCTTTCGGTGAGTTCTGACGGCCAGGTCAGGACTCTTTTTTTGTGCAAACATTTCATTTGCTTTCCTCCATTCCAAAGAAGTTTTTCCAAAATGGTGCCCATCCGCCGGCACGAACCACTGACTTCCGAAGCTGATAACCGGCTGAGGCGATCAATACAATTACTGTTAGCCAGAAGGCTAGGAAGCCAACTAGCAGGTAAACTTCGTACATATATATAACCATTCCTTTCTTATCTTGTAATCAGCAACGTAACAATCACTGATATAACTGCTGGAACCAATACTCGGCTGATGATCAGCCACGTTAATTCGTGACTATTTTTTTGCAAATTATATTTTCCTTTCCGTTGTATACTTGGAATATTCCAATTAATCGAGGTGATAAATGATGTGTGAACATTATGAGAGATTGCAAAATCCAATCAGTTCATTTAATTTGCTTCCGGAAGTCAATAAGGAGCAAATATCTTTATTTTTCAAAAATCGCAATACTATTCTTTCAGGAGTAGACCAAATCTACAAAAACGCTAATCCACAAAAGAAATTACTAGAAAATTCATATAAAATGATTCGTGCCTCAATTACTCCTTTTCTAAGAGGAATTTCGTCCAATCAGTCATCATATTTTGCGTCGTATTTTCCAAATTCTTATATACTCAATGACTCAATTAAGCAGAATATAAAATTAGCAACTTCATACAATCACATTGCTAACTTGATTGGCTCAATAGATAAGCAAATTACCCCAGATCAACAAACTAACTTTGAAAAACTATTAGCCCAACAATCCTTTGAAAATTTCTATAAGCAGATTTCCTACCCGATTGAACGAATAGCTCACGATAGCTATCAACATTGCCAAGCCTTGGACAGCTCCAAGATCATTAGCAAACATGTACGCAGGAACCCAAGCAATAATAGCCAACGAAATTACGTAGTAAGAAAACAGCTTACGGAAAATTTTGAAGATGTTATTGAAGAAGCCAAACATAGCGCTGAAAATATTTCTGATAATGAAACCTCCTCTGCTGATATTTCTTTCGATGTCACGATTTTTTGGGTTTATATCAGTTCTGTTTTTTCATTCATCTCAAAAGTTCAGGGTGACTACGAAGCTATACAATTTTTGATAGGACTTTTTAACTGGATAATCAACCTTTTAGGATTTTAGCTGCTAATTTATCTGTATCGACATTAACTGTCATTTTGCTTGTTCGTAACGGCTTATTTTTGGGGGCTTCAGTGTTACTTGCGATAACACGGAGGTCTTTTTCAATTGCCCATAAAACGTTAATCAACTTCTTCATTTGAGTCGTTCCTTTCCGTTGTATACTTGGGATATTCCAATTAACCGAGGTGATAAACTATGGCTATTCACATTTCTTTAGCTTGATTTCCACTCCATCCACTAGCGCGAAAAGATTGTCTTTTGCTAGTGGGTATTTTTGTACAATTTTCTTCATTTCAGCGTTTGTAAAGGTGACTGCTGCAAACAAGTTGGCGTCAACTGATACATTTACTAGGTGATTAAATCCACCAGCTTTGTAGAAATGAATTACTTCGTGCTTTCTCATCAACTCACCTCCTTATGCTGTCTGCTCAATGCGTGGCAAAATCCCTTTTGATTTCAAGAAACTGTATAAGAACTCTTGCCCTTTTTGCGTCCACTTCATTGTGTTACGTACCTTTTTGATGCCATCACTGTTGGTGTATCCGTAAGGCTCAACGTGTGTGTAGCCTTTATCCTGATACTTGGCATACAACAGCCATGTTTTACCTTGCTTGTATTGAATACCCAGTCCGTGCAGTAGCTTGTTAAACTCACACGGTGAGTAGCCGTAGTTCTTAGCGATTACCGAGATTGTTTCTAATCCTGGATTAGCAAGGATCTTTTGAGTGTAATCCGCAGCCGGCTTAAGTTTCTGATTCTCTTCCATCGAATCAGCCAAGGCTCGTAATGCACTTGGGTAATCTTTCGGCAATGGTAGTTGCTGTTTGGATTTAGCTTGCTTTTCCATGGAAATGAAATATTGACGAGCTTGCTTACCTTTCTTAGTTCGTTGGATCATGGATAGCTCTTTTGCCATATCCAAAGTCAAAGCATGATTCACCTGTGGACGACCACCACTAGGTTTTAGACTTTTTTGACTAAAACTTGTAAAATCAACGTTTTCAGTAAATCCATACTCAATCATGCGATCAATCCATTTTGTATATTGAGTGTCGACTTCGAGAAAATCATGCAAGTCCCGGCCATCGACAGCAACGGAACCATCATTTTGCTTAAAAGTTTTGATTAATTCATTCATTTTTATCATCCTTTCACTATTTGAAAATTGCATCCATTTTGGTTTCCGAATGGTTTCGATAAACATCTCCCCAAAATTGGGGACATCTTTCAGCCGAACTATAGAGCTGAATTTTCAGCGGTACTTAGGTAGTATGTCTGTCCAAAATTGGACACATCTTTCAGCCGAGTTATTGAGCGGAATTTTCCGCTGTACTATCTGCGGTCGTAAGTCGCCTTCGTGGCTCAATTTTGAGCTGCCAACGTACTAACTTGGTGCATTAGCTTACCCGTTAAGATGACGTGATAGGTTGCTTTCGTGGCCTAATTTTCGGCCCCCAATTTTGGGGAGCCAAACAACCGTAGTTCCAACTACGCTTGTAAAGTCATTTCGTTCATGTGGATCATTCCTTTCTAGCCTAAGCAGACTGCGTTGATCTTAAAGTTCGAATTAATTCGTCCTTTTTGCCCAAAAAAATATAATCCGTTGGAACGTTATATAGAACAGATAATTTGTTGAGCAAGCTCATAGGAATATTCGAGCTATCGTGTTCATACTTAGATAGTGTCTGATAATTTATCCCAACACATTCCGACGCATCTTTTAAATTCATTCCCACATTTTTTCGGCAAGCCTCTAAGGAGAACTTAATCAGTTTCATTCATTATCACCTCCTAACAACATAATTAATTATATACGAATTAATTCGAACTTTCAAGTCTAAAATTCGAATTAATCAGTATTTTTTTAAAATATTTTGTTGAAAAGTTCGAATTAATTCGATATAATATAGGTAATGAAATGGGGGATACATTTATGGCACGTTCAGAATTGACACCACAAGATACATTAAATAAGAAAATAGTATCAGCAAATTTAAACAATTTGCTCAATTCTCAGAACAAAAAGCAGATCGACATTCATAGAGCAACGAAAATACCCAAGAGCACTTTAACTGGATATTTTAAAGGCACTTCACTTCCCACCTTGGGAAATGTGCAAAAATTGGCAGACTTTTTTAATGTACTAAAGTCAGACATTGACCCTAGGTTTAGTTCAACTGTTAATGTACAGAATGATAGTTCTGAATTAATGCGTTTATACGACCAGCTGGATTCAAACGGGAAAAAAGAAACAATTAACTTCATCAAAAAACGTTTGTCTACAGCATCTAACGTCATCAAGTTTCCTAAAGACGATGACACCATCGAAATTGCCGCCAGCGGTGTTCTCTCTGCTGGTGTGGGTGAGTTCCTTGATGATTCTACTAAGCCATTCACTGTAACCGTACACAAGCCCGTTCCTAGCAATTATGACTATGCCTTCCAGATAAACGGCCACTCAATGGAGCCTGTCTATCAGGATAAGCAAGTTGTCTTCGTCAAGAAGGAAGACGATTACCGTGATGGTCAGATCATTGCCGCGGTTATGGACGGTTGCGCGTATTTGAAAAAGCTGTCAGTAGTTGATGGTGAGGCTACGCTGGTATCACTCAACCCACAATATCCTAATATCAAAGTTGATAAAGAGACTGGCGTCAAAGTATTAGGTGTTGTATTCTCATGAGTCCCCTACATGGGGGATTCTCTTAGCACTTCAAAAGAACATATGTTTGATTAGCCGGGTGGTTGGTCATGGGTCCGAGTCCTATGTAATCAGTTGATTCACAACTTGAATATGGAGGTTGCTATTATGACAACGTTTGTATTAGAAGAATACTTGGAAGCAAACAGTCAAATTGTCGACAATTTTCGGGATAAATATGCTGCGTTCTTAAACGAACAAAACGCAGACCGCCCCACCAATAAAAAGTGGAGTAGCCTGCGCATTAAAAATGAGACCAGTAGTGCTGTCATCAAATTCATTAGCAATATCCAAGCCAAATTGAGTTCAGCCATGAAGCCCCGTCAGCGAAAATCTTATGATGGCTGGGTTGATTATATGGAACGCAATGAAACCATTGGTAGCTTGGAAGAATCCCTAATGGATCTGGATTTTGTTTAAATAAATATCACTGGCACTCGATATTAGCGGTATGATTATACTAATCAGGAGGTAATTCTATGAAAATTATTAACGTTGCTTTGCATGTAAAACCCGAAATGAAGTCACAGTATGAAGCGTTTGTAAACAAATTGGTTGTCTGCTCTTCAAAGGAATCTGGTAATGAATTCTATGGTCACTTTAAATCATTGGTCAACGACAGCGATTACGAAATAATCGAACATTGGAAGGATCAAGCAGCAGTCGAATCTCACAACGAAACTCCCCACTTTCAGAATTTCTTAGATCACATTAATGATTATTTGACGTCAGATCCTGAAATCACTCGAATGGATTACTAATGATCGAAGTCATCTGTTACAGGAGGCGTTCACAATGCTTTTATTGCTAACACTCATAGTTATATGGGCAGGATACAAATTCTTCACACAGTGGATATGGTGGATCATAGGCATCATGCTGCTAATAGACGTCTGGAAGATTGTTACGTCATGGCCAGCCTTATTGATCATTGCCGGTACATGCTTCTACTTGCTGTATAAGCGCCACAAGGAAAATATGCCACGCAAGAAAGTTAAACCTACATTGTCGGAACCAATTAATATGCAGGGAAAACACTTTTAAACTTGATACTTATGTACAAAAAAAGGTAAACCCATTTGGGTTTACCTTTTAAACAACTAGTTATTTTAATTAAGCAATCCAGCTGTTATCAGTTGTGTTGTTTGTAGCATTACCTTCAACTAATTTAGCACCAAAGCCAGCCTTTAAAGTATCTCCATATGACGCATTACGGTTATCAATATTAAATGGCCCTGGTTCAAACGTAAATTCATAGTGATAAGCCTTACCTGCATTTGTGTAGTAAGTCTTAGTTCCCTTAATTGTACCATTAGCATTAAGGGAATTACTGATACTAGTTAAGTTACCAGAAATTAAACTATCCTTGGCACCAGTCAAAAGACTAGTATCCATCTTAATGGAAAGATCAGAAGATGCAATTGATGAATTTACTTTCAGTGGATTGGCAACTTTAACATTACCGCTGTCCACTTGGTTTACATACAAAGCAACCTTTGAAGTAGCGGCTGCCGTCACATTAACGTAAACGTTATTGCCGTATTGTGCACCCTCAGTGTAAGCACCGACTACACGATATCCAGTAGGAACACTGCTCTTTACAAATTCTTTTAAAGTCTGACCTTGAGCATTCTTAGCTTGATTTACAAGTTTACCAGCTTTAGCGTCCTTAGCAGTAGAAATGAATACAGCTTTACTACCAGTACCGTTATAAACAACAGTAACACTGTTATCATTGGTTGCAGCTTCACTAGCAGTTAATGCTAGTCCACCTAAGTCTTGCTTAGTGTTATCAGTGATAGTAGTGTCGTAACCCTTGCCAGCGTAGATCCAGCCAGAGATTGAAGAATTCTTGCTATCCGTTACGTGATAGTATAAGGAACCTTCCTTAGTCTTAGTTGCGGCCTGATCAACCGTGAATGGATCAGTCTTGGCAGCACCGTAAAGGCTAACCTTCTTGGCATTGATATCGGTATTCTTAGGAGCAGTCCAAAGAGTGTTCTTTGAAACATCCTTCAAGTAGTAACCGGTAGTACGTGCTGGGGTAGCAGCAGTAGTCAAGGTATCAGTGGTCTTGATACCACCAGCAAAAGTGCCGGCAGTCTTACCACCGTAGATGTAACCACGGTACTTCTTGTCCATGGTAACGATCTTGTAGTATACGGAACCACGGTTAGTGGTCTTAGTACCGTATGCGTAGAAAGTGTCGTTGGACTTCTTTGAAGCAGCTAACTTAGCAACTGTCTTCTTAGAAGCAACGACTTTGGCACCCTTAACAGTACCTGGCTTTGAGTAAATGGCATTAGTACCGTTTACCAAAACATTTTGACCCTTAGTAAGGGCGGTATATGAGCCTGCAGTTGCATAGCTCTTAGCACTTGCAGTAGTGGTAGTAACAGCTGAAAGACCAGCTAAACCTAACACTGCAGCGCCTACATAAATAGACTTTGCGAATGATGAACGCATAGATGAAAACCTCCTGTAATTTCTTTATTAGCAAAAACATTATGTAAATGTCCACAATCATTCTTGCTAACAAAGATTATAACATACGACGTCTATTATGCCAAAAGAAAACTTTAAGAAGTTCACAAAAAATTCACATTTGTAAAAAAATCCATAAAAAAACCCTTCAACAGGTCAGCGGAAGGGAAGAAATCAAGGATTCATCTATGCAGGAACAATTATATCTTATATGTAGCAAAAAAGCAATGATGATGAAATATTTGTAACAAAAAAGGACGCCCTGCTTGAAGGAGCGTCCAATCTTCAAAGAAGGAAGAATAAAAACCAACTTTAAAGAAATCTCTTCAAGTATAATAGCTTATAATTCCAGTAAAGTCAAACTAATTTTTGCCTTTTTAAGGTTGGTTTTGAAATTGACCAGACTAGATTTAATATGTTAATATTCAATTGTTCTTCTATGAGATAGTCTGAACGTGCATAGAATATGGATAGCTAATCGTAGGCTATCCATATTTTATTTTCTAATTGCTACAATAATTTATAAATGCTATGATGTAAAAGTTCCAATCCTTCGGAACATCCTCATCTTTAGAAAAGCCACTCAAAGTTACCCTCAGTACACAACTTCTTTGGTGGCTTTTTTTATATTTGTCTTGACGGGTTACGGTTTTCCATTCAGTTTAGAGGGAGTGACGTTTTGAGCGCAGAATTGTTCCCTGGAAACAGTTATTTGGAATAACTGAACCAGAGTACAATTCTACTACTAAAAGTTTCCCTTTAGTTCGTCGGTCGTTAACGCCCGTCGCTTGTCTGTACAATTGCGGTATTGCTACCACCACTCATTATAAACCTACGTTTTCGGTTTAGCCTACTAAAAAACGCCCTAGAAGGCGTTGGTAATACGTATTTATGTTTGTTCGATCACCAACTAATCAGTGGCACCAAGCCGAAGCTTCGTTTTACCACCCGCGCCGTTAATGGTCGCGCTCACCATTCACCACCCAGCCGTACAGATGACCTTGTTGTGGTATAGCCAGACTTATTGAAGTCGCACTGGCAAACGTGTCCCCTTGGATTTAGACCCCAGCTTGTCCCCTAGGGCTTTAAAAATCGCACCGGCCATGATATAATAGTCAGTAACTTAGATGACTTCTGTGGCGCTCACCAACTCCAATTGGTGGGTGTTTTTTTATGTTCTATTTGATGTCTAAATAATATCTCAATAGCAAGAATAAGTAAAGGCGCTTTTTACATAGTTCTATAGAACAACGTAATTTATAATTCTATAAATCTATAGTTCTATAAATCTATAGATGTTCATTTCTATAGTTCTATAAATCTATAGTTCTATAGAGCTGCTATGTCGGCAATATTCGCTATTTATTAGGTCTATAGAACTATAGATCTATAGTTCTATAGATCTATAGTTCTATAGATCTGAAGAAAATGTTCTATAGAATTTTATTTTTTTATGCTATAATTTTTCCCAAAAGGATGTGTCTATGTTGACCACAACTATTACAACCGGTAATTTTAAAGGCGGAGTTGGAAAAACAACTAATGCTGTTATGATTGCTTACACCTTATCCAATAGAGGGAAAAAATCCTTAATAGTAGATCTTGATCCACAAGCTAATGCTACAGACTTGCTGTTTACAACAATGAGCCAAGTGTATGGAACTAAACCTGATTTTAGCGAAACGCTTGAAGTTGCTTTAAAAAAAGGTAGTTTAGAAAATGCAATTGTTCATGTAAATGATAACTTAGATTTACTTCCTTCGGATGATGATTTACAGAACTATGATAAATTTCTGAGCTCTTCGTTTCCTGATGACTACACACAAGATCATTATTTCTCTAAACTATTATCAAAAATTTCAAGTAAATATGATTTTGTAATATTGGACGTTCCCCCACAATTAAACAAATTTACTGATTCCGCTTTGGTTGCAAGTGATTACGTTATTGTTATTTTGCAAACCCAAGAGCGCTCATTGCGAGGGGCAGAAACATACGTTAAGCACTTATTGCAAATCAAAGACGATTACTCTCTCGACATTGATTTGTTAGGCGTTTTACCTGTTTTACAACAAAACGGAAATGATTTAGATTTAGACGTTATCGAAGATGCAACTACAAGCTTCGGCAATGCAAACATGTTTAAACAAAAGGTGCGTCAGATGGCTAGATTAAAACGATTTGATCGCACTGGTATAACAAATAATGCTAGCCATGACATAAACGACAGAAGGGTTCACCATCTTTATGATTTGGTTGTAGATGAATTATTAGAACGTTTAAAATTGATTAGAGGTTAAAAAAATGACTGCTAACGATAAAATGGGATTAGGTGCTTTTGGAGAAACTAGAAAGAATAAAACCACACGACCTCAGAAAATTGAGCCACAAAAATTTGAAGAACAACACAGAAGCATGCCAAATGACCAAGTACTAATTAAACCAAAACGTAGATTGACAGCAAAAGATACTCCAAAGTCTGTCCAGGCACAATTAGACACTCATATGGCCATAAAGCAAATAGCTACCATTGAAAATAAGCGAAACTATGAGGTTCTCAACGAAATCGTTGAAAGCTATGTTCAGAATATGCCGAACCAAAGCAAAAAATTAGTAATAGATAGTGTTAGAGCTGTTCAACAAAATATGCGAGATTTTTAAACATCTATAGATCTATAGTTCTATAGAACGGAAATTTTGTAGAACTACCAGATTAACGAATAACACCACGCGCTCAGACGACACGTTCAGCTTTTAGACGTATACTTATCCGTTTAAATGAAGCAGAATGCGCGCAAAAAAAGCCACCCACCTCCCAAGAGATGAGTGGCCTTAGTGTCGATTTTCCTGTTTTACATCTTTTGTACTATTTTATAAACTTTGTGATTAAATAAAAAAGCCACCCACCTCGTAATGAGATGAGTGGCTTTTTGGTTGTGTCAACTTTGAAGGATTAACTTAATCCTAGCACTATTTATTTTTTAATTCACGTACATCGCCTTCAACGTTGTCTAAGCGTTCGTTGATAACTTTGTGCTCGCTTCTGCTAGTGATGAAATCTTCACGCAGCGTATTTTGCGAATCAAACAGCCGTTCAATTCGCTGGCTGCTATCCTTCATACTTTGAGCAATGTCTTGCAGCCGATCTGTGAAGGGCTTCATGACAACCATCAAAGCTGCATATATACCCGCGACTACAGCCAAAGCCAAGGTGATTAATTCGATCCAACGATCAAAGGTCATTACTTACCACCCGACTTTCTGACCAGCTTTACATAGTCCTTATTAGCTGAGATGTAACCAACGTCAGTCTTAATCCGGTACACCTTACCGTACTTGACCGCTTTACCATAAATGGTACTTCCCTTGGAGAAGTGAATACGGCGCTTATTAGCCTTGTCTAAGGCTGGCTTACCATACACGTTAACCTCACTGGTAATTACTTCGTACAGGCCGTTATCAGCCCAGTATGAGGCTTTCTTATGGGTTACCTTGGTAGCCTTACCAGACAGCTTACCATCGAAGTCATAACTGCAATCCACACCATGCCAGTTATCAGTATATTGCCAAGCGTTTGCATTAGCTACCCCCGGTTGACTGACACCATAAGCCGCCACCCAGATTGCCTTATCAACTAACTGGGACCGATTAATCCGACCAGCATTGAACCAGCTACCTGAACCGTACGTAATCACATTCTTATACCCGTGACTAATCAGGTATCGAAGGAATACGTTAACCTGACTGGTCGTGGAATAGGGTAAATCTGGTGCTTCCACATCGATTGCAAGTACCGTGGACTTATCTAGTCCCATCTTCTTCACCCAGGCCAGAAAGTATTGAGCTTCAGCTGTTCCCCGACCATGGAAGAAATGGTAAACCCCAACGGTATCAAACACTTTGAATCCATTGGCAATCTGGGTACCAGCCTTGGGACTGAGATAACCAGTTCCTTCAGTCAGCTTGACCATAATCCCTTCTGCTCCCCAACCTTTGAGTTGCTTCATGTAAGCTAAGGACTCGGATTGGTACGATGACAGGTCAACAATCTTTTTAGTCATTGCTATCAGTCCCTTCTGATGGGGTCATGACCTCCGTTGGTGCTGGGGTAACTACTGGGGCATGATTATCCCCACCGGCTACCTTGTAAGCTTGGTAAGCCTTCTCAACCAATCCTGAGATAGTTTGAACATCTAAATCAAAACCATTGGCCGTTAATTGAGCGTTAACAAAACGCATAGCTTCTTTCTTACGATCAGACTTAGATAAGCCAGCCATGACTGCCATTTCTGGGACGATGGTATTAGCCAAGTTTAATCCCACTTCTAATCCTTGCTTAACATGAGTGTTCTTTTCCGTCTGAACCTTACGAGTTAAGAGTGGTTTTAATAGCTTGTACACGGCGGGAATTAATACCATTAAGAAGGCGAATACACCCGCGTTATTAAGCCAATTGAACACATCGGTAATTTCTTTGAACATTTTTTATCCTCCTAATTTTGGGCAAATTAAAAGCACTGACTAACTGGCTGAGTAACTGCTAGTTAGTGGTGCTTGTGGTCGTTGCTTGAGCTGTTGGTGCTTGAGTTGTTGGCGCTTGAGTCGTTGATGCTACATATGCTTCTCCGGTGATAGCTTTGTAATCTTCAGCGGTAATCCCATCTGGAAACTTGTTGTCTGAATCTGGTTTTACGTAATAAATTGGCATCTTTTTTCGTCCTTTCTAAACTAAACTAATTCATCATATTTGACAGAGTCATATTGTCCTGCCGTACCCGAAGGTGCTGTAATACATGCAATTCCGCGTACAGGAAGAAACGTTAAATTTGTGCCAATTGGAGTAACACTAGCAAAATCCCAATGGTCGTTAGTTCTAAGGTATCCAAGATATGTCACTAAGTAAGTATTAATTGACTTAATGATGCTTCCAAGATGAACGGTAACTGGAACATTATAAGCATTGCTATCAGTCAGCACTATGGCCCCAGATAAATATAGCGTATGAATACTGTCATCTATTTTATACAAAACGTTAGTAGCTGGGTCTGCTAAAGTATATCCACTGGCAGTAGTTATATACTTATTGTCTAACTTATACCAAGCTTTGTCTGCAACGCTTTTTAAATCAGCCGCAGTTGCGACATCGACACCTCCTGATCGTAGTCCCGCAGTAAAGTTGGTTTGCTGAGATGTTCGTGCTAAATCAGTAGGAACTTGATCGGAAGTAATTATTTGAACCCAGTTGCTCCACGTTTTTCCGTTATCAGAAGAAACACGGGTATAGACTAAATTGTTAGTTACGTCTGAGTACATAAACTGTCTGACACGTTCCCATGTCCCAGATAACACTTGAATAAACCCTGCTGTAATATTTCCGGCACTGTTTTTAATGCTTAGGTTAGTGTTGAAATATAATCCCTCGTTAACAAGTGAGTTGGCGTCATCATAGCTTCCAGTTTGAAGTGTCTTAATGCCTTGCGAGAAAGTTTGAAGTGGGCTAAACGTGTTTGCTTGTCCAGTTCGTGCTAAATCAGACGGTAAACTGCTTGCTAGTAGTAGCGGATTATTATTAACAGTTGGGGTGGTGTCAAAGTTGTTTGCTCCATATAGGTGGGCTACTGCATAATCATTAGCCATTCTTACCCACGGAGACCATGAAGCAGGATATCCAGACATCATCCTATATAAAGGCTGTGCAGGACCAGTAGTATACGCTGTTTGAGTAACAATAGCTCCCTCGGAAGTAACAACTAAATACCCCCAATAAGTACCATTATCATTATAATTGGTGAAAGATACTGCTGAAAATGGGTATACTCCGGGAGTCACAACTGTATTTAAATCTACCCCAGAAGCAAGTGCAGAATGAACAACAGCTTGAGGGACATCTTCAAGACCAACAACATCGCTGGCTGGCTTACGCATATCGGCTGTGTGTACAACCGTACTATCATTAGCAGCCGTATATCCTAATTTGTCCTGCTTATTCTGCAGCTTTTTATCAACATCGTCTGTTTTATCGTAGCCACTCAAATCAGGTTGGGGAATCTTGGCGATTGCTTCCGTTAAGTCTTCCTGGGACACATACACATCATTTGAATTCGTCATGGTAATATTGCTAGTCTCTTGAATGACGGTCTTGTAGCTGTAAGTTACTGCTTGCGGCGTGACACCATCATAAGCAGGAAAATAGTTGGGATTGGGTGATACGGTCACACCGTACAAAATTTCATTACCGGTATCATCTTTGGCGAAAACCCCGTAGGTTTTGACGTATACGCCATCGGCTAACTTTTCATTAGTCCCGGTAGCTCGAATACGAGTTTCCCCAGAATTGGTGTCCAGTGTCGTTTGTGGTGAACTGACCACCACCTCTTGTGGGGCAATTGCGGTTAAGGCCTTGATTTGCGTATCGGATAGTTGGGAATTATCCATCGATGAAAAGACAACCTTACTGAAACTTATTTTAGCTTGACCGGAATTCACCTTATCAATTAAAGCTTTACCGGTTGTGGTTAAGATACCAACGTTTGGTGTTGCCATTAGATCGTCTCCTTTACGGTTATCTGTGGATATGCTTGGCCATGTACAGCCACATATAATGGCTTATTGGCCGTTACGGCGTACTGTAAGTCTTTCAATAGATATTCTGGCGGTAACATTGATTGAATCGCGTTTGTTAAAATCTTCCGTTTGATCTCAGCTTTATCACCAGAGTTGAAATCAAACGGAATATTGGTCACTTCGATCTCTTCTGGATTATCTGTGCCATCAATATCAAACACACTAGGATCAATGCTTAAGACCGTTGCAATGAGCTTTTTGATGTCATTGGTTGTCACACCACTATGATTTTTAAGCAACTGCAATCGTACCTGAAAGCGCAAAAAATCATCATCGTCATCAAGGCGTGTGACACCGTAATCCACCGCAATTTCAGTCAACACTTGGCCAGCAGCTTTTGACAGTCGCAATTGGTCCGAAATGTTGAGCAAGTCATTCTTATGTGCCAAAAAAATATCGCTGATAATGTTGAGCATCCGCTGGTTATTAGAATCG